GGGGAAGGCGCCACATTGAAACGATAGCCAGTCGCTTCATGCCATTATAAAATCTGTTAGATTGCTAGTGATTAATATCCATTAAACCAGCGGACTAAATATGGCCGAGATTTTATTCGACTAGGGTCCGCCTCCATTAGTTTCTCTCTCAATATTTGATACATATCAGGATCAAAACTATACAAGTACATATATGATTCCAAGGCTTCAGTGTAAGAATCTTCCAAATGAGCCAGGCAGAATTTATGTTTATCCTCATAACAAGGGAGACAATATTTATTAGTGAATTTATATCCTGCAAACTCACAAACCTGAGAAAATGCTACTTCCTTGATTATACAGCCAAATTTTGGTAGTTTCTCAAGGTATTCCTTATTTTCTGGTAATTGTATAGTGTCATCACCCATAGCAAACGGAAGTATGTAATTTTCACCGTCAGAATCAACAACTCCTGTTAAAGAAAGTTTTGTGGCAATATGTAAAGCAACTTGAGCTATACTATTATACATAATAGTGCCCAAGAAGCCGGATTTCATTATGCCAGGTACCTTTTGATAGTAAATTTCTTTACCATTTAAAAATCTAGCAAATAGAAAAACCGCCGCAAATCTATTTTGAAGTTGTTTCATCCAACTCTCGGTGGTATTAAGACAAAGTCTTTGTGTAAGACAAATAAAGACTGGCACTAGCCAGCCCTGCATTGTCCAATCCCAAGAAGACTTGTCAGCCATCATTTTAAGTGAATTTCCTAAAACGGAGTACATCCATTTGTAACCTCCGCTAACTGGAGACCACCCGGCTTTATTTGGAATATCATAGCACTTATTAATCATCATATCCGATAAAGTACCAAACAAATAACGATCAACCATAACATCAATTATGGAAGCACCAGATATTAAACGCCAGGCGCCTACTTCCTCTTTACTCTTTTTATGAGGTTCATCTTTAATAAATAAATTAATTGGATCTGCCTCGGGGCCATGCAACAAATTAATTAAGCGTTGCTTGACCTTTTTATACACTTCATAAACCTTGTCAACATCAAGATTCTCACCATCCCAACCAAAAAGTTCTGCATTAGTTGAATATTTTTCATTCATAGGATAACCAGGAGAGGATGAAAACTCCACAGTGTGTAGAACTTCATTGTAGAACCAACTAAAATTAAATTTAGGAACTTTAAATCTACATTTAGTGTATGCCTCCTCAAGAATATCCACAATTTCTAATGAATCATTTGGATGTATGGAGTTCATAGATACTTGATAGTTTCTACGTCCATGATAGCAAAGAGATTGTCTTTTTGCGGCATCATCCATATAGGGCCAACAAAATTTGTTTTCAACATCTTCACTAATATCAAATTTTCCATTTTTATCATGTTTATATTTATCTTGGGGGTATACATTTCCATCACACGGGGAGGAACCATCAAATTTGGAGATTACTCTACCACAAGGGCATATATCTTCTCCAATTCTTTCAGATTCTTGGATCCATCCATTTTTAATGTCTCTATAAATGTCAACCAATTGGTCTTCAGTTGCTGCAAATCTATCGTACCATGCGCTACCTGCTTCGGGTTCAAAAGTTTCTCTTTGTTCACTTTCACCTTCTTGGCTTGAGACATCACGTATCCGTTCACGTATGGACTGATATTGTTTGTATGCAGTGCTGAGTTGTAAAGAACTTGGAAGAAGGTCCACTTGAGACCCTCTTCCTCTAATAGTTTCTTTATTTCCAATTCTGGCGTCATTTTCGGCTGGGAATTGTACAATTTCTTGGATTGTTGGGTTTGTTTCTGATTGACCATTTCCTTGTTTAAATCCTCCATTTTCTTCTGTATCTCCTTTTTCATTTTGTCGATTGAACTTATTTGTTCCATAACCTGATTCATCTGATGACCTAGATCCGAGGCCTGTTGTTTCACTTGATGATGTAATTCCCGGTGTGAGTTGACTATTTCCTTTTGTTGGTTTAACTTCTGTTCCTCCAACCTCCAGTTTTCTAACGCTTTCTCCTTCTGCTCCTTCAAGACCAGGTTCTCTGCTATCAAGGTTTGATTTAGATTTTTCAATTGCCCCAATTGGGACTTGAAACTCTGTATTTCCTTGTGCATCTCTACTAATTCCTGGTCTCGGTTTTCGCTGGGCTCCGAAAACCCCTCCTCTTTTGGGTCAAAAGAGTGTACTTGGTCTTCTTCATATGAAACTTCGACTGGTACCATGGGGGATTCCGGGACTGAGACTTCTTCGGGAGGTAAGCGTTTTATTATTTTCTGATTTAACTGGGTAAAGGCTCTACCGGTGATTGACTTATAATCAATAAGTTCATCTCTAATTTCATCTATTTCTTTATTATGTCTATAGATTACTTGTGAAACTGGTTTTGCAACTTTGTCTTCTACAACAAAAGCGGATTGTTTAAGTATTTCAGCCATTGCTGCCAAATTATCTGACATCAATTTTAGTTTATGCTCCAATCCAGCTTCAACCTCTTTTGAGGGAACATCATGGGACAAACTGGTCATCTCAGAGACTACTGAATAATTATCCTCAACCTCTTGCTCATAAGACTGAACAACTTTCTGTTTATCAGTATTTTCTTTATCAAGAAGTTTATTGGAATATTTATCTAAAGTATCACAGGCTTTCTTAAATTCCTGATCTATCTCCTTAGCTTTTTCCTGAGCAGTTTTCTCTTTTTTCTCTGGCATCTTTAGCTTGAGAGTTTTTGCTTCCAAGCTAATATCCTGACATGTTTTAACAAACAAGTCATCAATGGATTTACCTTTTGTAGGAACTGGCTCATCAGGGCTTTCTGGCATCATATAGGCAGTATCAGTACCAACATCATAAGTTCCACTAGGGAAAAACTTTTCAAAGTCCTTATAATGTGCTACCTTATAACCACCACCTTGACGCACTATGACATAATCAGGATCAGAAGCATGTCTTGAGACTACCAATCTAGTCTTTCTCTGTTTTTGCTGTTTAGACAATTTTTCTAACCATTCACTAGATGATTCTGGTATCTGTATTTGGCCATCAACCTTCATAAGCAAAATTCGGATATATTGAACATCCAAACCCATATTAACTCTTGTTGAACCGGATAAATGTATTCCGTAAAGAACTTCACCAACATGATAGGGAGAACCTGAAAAGGTGGGATATGTTGATCCATTAAAGTCAGTGTAACCAAGTTTACGCTTTGAGGGTGATAAATCACCTCGTCCCCTATAGAACCCATCAACTTCTTTGTACTGCATACCCTCTATCTTTACAAGACAAAAGGAGGTAACAGTAACAAATACCATTGAATTGACAGTTCCCAAAATGGGGGCTGTTAAACCTAGTTTCTCAAAAACATCAGTAATATAAAATCTAGAAGATCTTACTACTGAAAGATCAGAATCCAATTGTTCGGTCTCATCGCTATAAATTTCTAATTGGATCCATTCACCTTCCTTCCCATTAACCCTTTTTGCTGGTGCCATCAAAAATATCCGTTCAGCATCTTCAAGCATGTGAGTTGGTAAGACAATATCATTTTCTACTCGAACAGCATTTCCAGCCACACACCTAGTACGTTTACCTTCAATTAACACCTCCTTATCTACTCTCAAGGAGAAATGAGGCATATTATCAGTCTTCACACGTGTAACTTTATCATGAGTCCATGCAGTTTCAGGAACATATTGCCCTGGCTCTGCTTGAGCATCCCATGACATACTTGAATCAAGAGGCACGGTGTAAGTACGTTGTGGCGAGGCTGGTATAGAAACTGGAACGGCTCCATAATAACGACTGTTATCAGTCGTTATTCTGTTTTCAGACCATCCTTCACGTAAAAGTGTAGTTTCAACTGTTGAGCGATCTCGTCTTCTGCAAATGCATCTCTTTGCAGCCATACAAATAAGGTATAATAAATATACAAACAAAATGATATGGAGTATTATGGAAATTCCACTGGAATAAAAGAAGAAATACATCAGCCATCTCTGGCGTAATATATTCTCATCAACTTCCGCCATTGATTTCTGAATGTTTGAAGATCTCCAGAGGTCAACTTCTATTTCACACGTTGATGTTATATGTATTCCTGGCTTGTTTCGTATTCCTAATATATTGATCGAAAAACACAAAGCTAGCTGTCTAATCAAATTCAATGTAAC